AATTTTTCAATAATACCATTCACTTGTCCTGATTATGGTTACAAGTCACTTGACATAATTTCAGTAACTGACATGCAGACAATTCTATTGAACCCATGTTGTGAATGTTACCCTCAAGGTTACTCAGGCTCTCAAATAGTAATAGATAATGTGACTTGTGACCCAACGGGGGCTGGTTGTTGATGTTTCTGTTTTAGTTGATATTTATAGTAAAATCTTAGATTATGGATTTAAATCAAAAATTGAATCAGTACCTTGGTAAAAACACCAAAATATCTTCAAGAAGTAATGGAGATGGTACAACAGAAGTATGTGACCTTGACACGGGGGACTGCTATGTTGTTCGTGACAGAGATGGGTTAATTGAGAGAGCCGGACATTCTGTGACAGCAAACAGAAAAGTAAAAGTTGAAACTTCTCACGGTATAAAGACATTGTTAAACGGTTAATCAAATGGAAATTGACAAGAAGATTCTCAGAGAGATTGAGAGACACCACAAAATCAACAAGTATATTACAGAACAAGCTGACTTGGCATTAGAACCGTCGGATGCTCCCGCAACAGAACCTGAGACGGCGGCTACCGCTGAAACACCTGCGGCACCTCCTGTTAAGATTGATGTGGCTCAAGACACAGAAGTTGAAAAAATTGACGACCAAGGTCAATCTTCAGAAACAACTGAAAGTGGAACTGAGGAATTGGAAATTACTGATTTGGTCAACTCACAAAAAGGTATCGAGAAAAAACAAGACGACTATTTCCAACAACTCTTTGGCTATCTAAATAACCTTGAGACAAAGTTGGCGGACATGGACAACTTGGTTAACAAGTTGAACTCAATCGAAACAAAGATTGAGAAGTACAGAGAGAAGACCCCACAAGAGAAACTCGAATTGAGAAGTTTGGACTCGGGTCCTTTTAACCAAAAGTTGACAGACTTCTTTGATGACAAGAAAGAAGACTTTGAAAAAGCGGGTAAACACGAATATGTTCTAACTTCTGACGAGGTCGAGAACATCTCACCGGCTGAAATCAAAAAGACATTCGATAAGTTTGACGACGGATACAAAAATCCGTTTAAGTATTGATTTTCCATGAAGATATGATTATACTTAAGGGTTGTGGTAACACAACCTTTTTTATTTTACATGATATAATTTGACCATGTCACTTAAATTTACTAACATTAACTAACTAACATTAATTTTTTATTTCCTATGAGTTCTTTAGACGCAGTTTTAGCACAGTATGAAAAATCCCAACAAGCCACTGGTGGACAGGGAAAGATGTCACAAGACGAAAGAATGAAGAAATACTTCGCTCTTATCCTTGGCGACAAATCAAACTCAGGCACTCGCCGAGTACGTATCCTCCCTACCAAAGATGGTAGTTCACCCTTCAAGGAGGCTTGGTATCATGAAATCCAAGTGGGTGGTAAATGGCAAAAGTTTTATGACCCAGGTAAGAACGATAACGAGCGTTCACCCTTGAATGAAGTTTATGAAGAACTCATGGCTACAGGTAAGGAGTCTGACAAAGAACTTGCTAAACAATACAAGTCTCGTAAATTTTACATTGTTAAGGTGGTCGACCGTGACGCCGAAGAAGATGGTGTCAAATTCTGGCGTTTCAAACACAATTACAAAAACGACGGTATCTTGGACAAGATTATCCCCATTTGGAGAAACAAGGGTGACATCACTGACCCTGACAAAGGTCGTGACCTTATTGTTGAACTCAGCAAACAAAAGACACCCAAGGGAGCTGCGTACACCACAGTATCTACGATTATGTACGACGACCCCACACCCATCCACGAGGATGCTAAAATCATGAAAGAGTGGGTTGACGATGAGCTCACTTGGTTGGATGTATACTCAAAGAAACCTGTCGAGTATCTTGAGGCAATTGCTCGTGGTGAAGTACCACGTTGGGATAATGAGAAAGGTGGCTACGTTTACGGCAACGACGAAGAGGGAACTGAAACCTTTGGAGGTTCAAGTTCAAAAGGTTCTTCTTATGTTGACCCACAGGCTAACTCACCAGTAGACGAAGATTTACCATTTTAATTATTAGTGGGGTAGGCGTTGTCTGCCCCACTTTATTTTTTCATCATGACGAAAGAAACAAGACAAAAAATGATTGACAGTCTCAAAAGAAAGTATGAGGCTCAAATCTTAGAAGCCGAGGCAACATTGATGATTTATCTTGAAAACTCTGCGGGTATTGGAGAACACCCACAGATGCTCGAAGAGATGGACAATATGGTTGAGAAACTCGCAAACTCAAGTGACAAACTACAAGTACTAACTCAATTTTGGAAATACAATGGCAATAAAGAAAGCAACTGATTTCGGGTCAATTAAAAAGAAGTTCTCGACTTCTGCCAAGTACAAACCACAACGATTCTTTGATTGCGGTCAAGAGTTCTTGGATGCGGTGGGACTTCCCGGTCCCGCTATCGGGCACATCAATATGTTCTTGGGTCACTCTGACACAGGTAAGACCACTGCGATGATTAAGACTGCGGTGGATGCTCAGAAGAAAGAAATCCTTCCTGTGTTCATCATTACCGAACAGAAGTGGAGTTTTGAACACGCACGACTTATGGGACTTCAATGTGAAGAAGTGGTTGACCAAGAAACAGGTGAGTTGGATTGGGATGGATTTTTCATCTTCAATAACAACTTTGAGTACATCGAACAAATCACCGATTACATCAATGATTTGTTGGATGCTCAAGAGAAGGGCGAGTTGGATTACAGCTTGTGTTTCTTGTGGGACTCTGTAGGTTCTGTCCCCTGTAAGATGACCTACGAAGGAAAGGGTGGAAAACAGCACAACGCTTCGGTGTTGTCAGACAAAATTGGTATGGGTATCAACCAACGAATTTCGGGTTCACGTAAAGCGGACTCCAACTTTGAGAATACTCTTATCATTGTCAACCAACCTTGGGTTGAACTCCCCGACAATCCGTTCGGACAACCCAAAATCAAAGCTAAGGGTGGAGAGTCGGTTTGGCTCAACTCTTCTTTGGTGTTCTTGTTTGGTAATCAGAAAGGTGCGGGTACCACCAAGATTACTGCTACCAAGGACAAGCGTACTGTGAAGTTCGCCTCTCGTACCAAGATTTCTGTCATGAAGAACCACATCAATGGATTGGGTTACGAAGATGGAAAGATTATTGTCACCCCCCACGGTTTCTTAGCCGGTAAGGAGGCTGCTGAAGAGAAGGCTTCAATCGAAGCTTACAAGAAGGAGTACTCTGACTATTGGAAAGAAATCATCGGTTCGGATGGTGACTTTGTGTTGAAGGAAGAAAAGGAAGAAAATTAATCTCCCTTTTTGTGAAAACACTTCTTGTTGATGGAGACAATCTATTCAAAATTGGATTCCACGGAGTCAAGGACTTGTTCGTGGAAGGAAATCACATCGGGGGTGTTTTCCACTTTCTCAACACCCTTAGACGGCAGTTGGAACAAAACGAGTACGACAAAATTATCGTCTTTTGGGACGGAGTCGAAAACTCTATCCGTCGTCGTGAACTATACCCTCAGTACAAACTAAATCGTAGGAATGATATGAACGAGGCAAAACTCGAGTCATATTATTCTCAAAAGAAACGAACTAAGGAGTACTTGGAGGAATGCTTTGTCCGACAGGTTGAAGTGAATCAGAACGAGTCTGATGACCTTATTGCCTATTATTGTAGTATCGCTTCGGATGAAGAAAAGGTTGTCTTTTCTTCCGATAAAGATTTGTTTCAACTCGTCGACAAAACAACATCAGTTTTTTCACCCATAAAAAGAGAAATGTATACCTTGGGGGACAAGATTAAAATGGGGGATTTTTATATTCCACACGATAACGTATTGACCACCAAAATTTTAATGGGAGATAAGTCCGATAATATTGATGGAATTAAGCTATTGGGTGAAAAAACTTTTGTAAAATTTTTCCCTGAGGTTCTTGATATGAAAGTTTCTGTTGATGATATTTTAACCAAGACAAAGGAATTGGTAAAAGAAAACAAAGATGTTGTCTTAAGAAATATTTTATCGGGTATAACTAAAAACGGAGAACTGGGTGAAGAATTTTACGTAACAAACCAAACCATTGTGGACCTCCAAAATCCACTTATTTCTGAAGATGCCAAACAAATCGTTGAAGAATATTATAGTGAGACTTTAGACCCAGAAGGTCGAGGTTTTAGGAACATTATTGTTATGATGACTGAGGATGGGTTCTTCAAATATCTACCAAAAGATGACGAGGCTTTTGTAGATTTCTTAAAACCTTTTATGAAACTAACTCGTAAAGAAAAACGAAAATTTAATCAACAAAATCAAACACAATTATGAAAGAAGAATCCGTAATTAAAATGGAGTTCCTTTTGACTCTGAATGAAAACATCGTTGTTCAGAGATTTTATAATGTCCGTAACTATAATCCCAAAGCCCGTCGTTCAGTCCAACTCTATGAGTTGATGAAGGATGTTGAGAGCACTTTGGTGGATGACCTTAAGATGAAAACGGTCATGTACATGATGGACAATCAAGACGCAATTTTCTTGGACTCAGACTTGATGAATACCTCAAACACTGATGGTCCTGAGAACTTCAACATGTATGTCAAAATTTCAGACGAAACAATTTTTCACAGAATTTTTGATGGTAAAATGTTCCCCCCAAAAGTAAGATATACGGTTGACGTACGTCCCAGCCTGAAAAACATTTTGAAAGGTTTGACTGACATTTTTTCAGGTGAAAATTTAACGTACGAGATGTTTGGATATGACCTTTCTCGCTAATATTTAATTGATACACGCGACTCTATGAATAAGAATTTTGACTACCTCGGTAATACATTTCAACTACAATTAATCAACCAAATTATTACAGACAAAGAGTTCGCACAGTCCATCATTGATGTTTTAGAGGCTTCCTATTTTGACAACAAATACTTTAAGTTGATTGTCCAAATGGTCCGTGAATACTACGGAAAATACCAGTCCTCACCCAACTTTGAAACCTTGGAACAAATTGCCAAGACGGAGATTTCTCAAGAACTTGCTTTGAAGATTGTGATTGATACAATCAAACAAGTTCAAGAAGCCCCTTTTGAAGGAGTTCCTTTTGTTCAAGAAAAAGCCCTGAAGTTCTGTAAACAACAAGAACTTCAAAAGGCGATGAACAAAGCCCAAAAAATCATCGACCAAGGAGATTTCGAATCTTACGATGCTGTTGAAGGGATGGTTAGGGAAGCCCTCCAAGTCGGAGAGAGAGATAACGGTATCACCGACATCTTTACAGGTTTGGATGATGTTTTGAATGATGATTTCAGACATCCAATCCCTATGGGTATTGAGGGTATTGACCGACTTCTAAAAGGTGGTTTGGCTAAAGGAGAAATCGGTGTGATATTGGCTCCCACTGGAGTTGGTAAAACAACATTGATGACCAAGATTGCCAACACAGCATTCAACATGGGGTACAATGTTCTACAGATTTTCTTCGAGGACAACCCGAAGATTATTCAGAGAAAACATTTCACCATATGGACTGGTATCGAACCAGACAATTTGGCAACAAGAAGAGAAGAGGTTATGGAAAAGGTTGAGGAAATCAAAAATACGATGCCGAACAAACTTATTTTGAAGAAACTACCGTCAGATACAATGACAATGAATCAGATTAAAAATCAGGTACGTAAGATGATTGCCGATGGAACTAAAGTTGATATGATTACTTTAGACTACATTGATTGTGTCGTTCCTAACAACCTCAAAACTGACGAGTGGAAAGCTGAAGGTTCGGTTATGAGACATTTCGAAGCTATGTGTCATGAACTTGGAATCGCAGGATGGACGGCAACTCAAGGTAACCGTAGTTCAATTTCTTCTGAAGTTGTAACCACAGACCAAATGGGTGGTTCCATCAAAAAGGCTCAAGTGGGACACGTCATCATTTCAGTTGCCAAGACACTCCAACAAAAAGAAATGAAGTTGGCAACCATCGCAATTACTAAGTCTCGTTTGGGACAAGATGGTATTGTCTTCGAAAACTGTAAGTTCGACAACGAACTCTTGGTAATCGACACTGAGTCTTCTGTTACATTCCTTGGATTTGAGGAACAACAAGAACAGAAGAAAGGTGATAGGGTTAGGGAGCTTTTGGAGAAACGCCGTCAAAGAGAACAACAACAACCAATTTAATTCTCTGTCAAAAATTTATTAAAACTCAAGTAATATGAATAATTCTGAATTAAATAACTCAGTTGAACCACGTTTCGTCATCAAGCGAAGTGGTGATAAAGTACCTTTCGAGGAGGAGAAGATTAAAAATGCTGTTGCTAAAGCGATGTTGTCTGTGGGCAAAATCGACCACGAAATAGCTGAAAAAATCGCTCGTCTTACCAAGAAAAGTATTTTCAGGAACAATAAGATTTATGTCCCTCATGTAGATGAGATTCACGACATGGTGGAAAACAAGTTGATGGATAATGGATTGAATGATGTTGCTAAGGAGTACATCATTTATCGTTCAAAACACCAACCGAATATTTTCACTAAGAGAATTGCTCTTAAACCTTATGAGTATCCTAATTTGGTTGAATACGTTGACGCAATCCGTCACTCTTATTGGGTTCACACTGAATTCAATTTCACCTCTGATATCCAAGATTTCAAAGTTCATTTGAATGAAAAAGAACAATCAGCAGTACAGAGGGCTATGTTGGCGATTTCTCAAATTGAAATCGCAGTAAAAACCTTTTGGGGAGACATCTACAAAAGATTACCAAAACCTGAAATCGGAAGTGTCGGTGCTACCTTTGCTGAGTCTGAAGTAAGACACGCAGATGCTTATTCTCACCTTCTCCAACTTCTTGGATTGAACAAGGAGTTTGAAAATCTCTTGGAAGTACCGGCAATCCGTAGAAGAATTAAGTACTTGGAAAAGTCTATTTCAACTTCTAAGTCAGTAGAAAACCAAGACTACTTTGAATCTGTTGTTTTGTTTTCGATGTTCGTAGAAAACGTATCTTTGTTCTCACAGTTCTTGGTTATTATGTCTTTCAACAAACACAAAAACGTTTTAAAAGGTCTGAGTAACGCAGTGGAAGCGACTTCAAAAGAGGAAAACATTCACGCAGAATTTGGGTTTGATTTGGTAAATCTTATCAAGAAAGAAAACCCAAGTTGGTGGACAAACGAATTGGTTGAAGATTTAATACAAGCAACCATCGAAGCGTTTGAAGCTGAATCAGACATTGTCGATTGGATTTTCGAAAAGGGCGACATGGATTTTCTCACAAAAGAACAGACAATAGAATTTATTAAACATCGTTTCAACGTATCTTTGAACTCTATAGGAATTGACAATGTATTCGAAACCGATGAAAAGTTATTGGAGACAACGGAATGGTTTGATGATGAAATTCTAACCACTAAACACACTGATTTCTTCAATAAAAGAAGTATCAACTACAGTAAAAAATCAAAATCAATTACACTTAACGACCTATTCTAATTTTAACAACAAATAGTAATATGAAAAATAGAAAACCTTTTGACTGGATTAATGACGAGTCAATCACATTTCTCCGCAGAGGATATCTCAGTGAAGGTGAAGAACCCTTGAAGCGTATAAAAACAATTGCAGAACATGCCGAAAAACTTTTGGGTATGGAAGGATTTGCGGAAAAGTTTTACGACTACATGGGTAAAGGGTGGTATTCACTTTCTTCACCAGTATGGGCTAACTTCGGAAAAAAACGAGGTTTACCTGTCAGTTGTTTTGGTTCGAACGTAGGTGATAACATCGAGTCTATTCTATACACACAAGCTGAAGTTGGTGAGATGAGTAAGATGGGTGGTGGTACCTCGGGATATTTTGGAAACATCCGTCAACGAGGAGCTACTATCACTGACAACGGACACGCTCCTGGCTCAGTTCATTTTATGAACTTGTTCCAAAGTGTTGTTGATAATATCTCTCAGGGTTCAACTCGTAGAGGTAGATTCTCTCCTTATCTTCCCGTAGAACATCCTGACATTATGGAGTTCTTGGAGATTGGTACTGAAGGTTTTCCAATTCAAGATTTAACTCACGCAGTCACAGTGACTGATGAGTTTATGGAAAAGATGATTGCGGGTGACAAAGAAAAGAGAGCTATTTGGGCTAAGGTTATTCAAAGAAGAGGTGAAATCGGATATCCTTACATTATGTTCACCGATACGATGAACAAGAAGGCACCTGAGGTGTATCAGGATAAAGGAATGAAAATTTACAATTCTAACCTCTGTTCAGAGATTGCTCTTCATAACTCTGAAGAAGAATCTTTTGTTTGTGTATTATCATCAATGAACCTTCTACACTACGACGAATGGAAAGACACAGACGCAGTAGAGTTAATGGTTTATTTCCTCGACGCAGTTGTTAGTGAATTTTTAACTAAGATTGAAGACATCAGAGACAGTGGTACACTTGAGGGTAAAAGAGCATTCTTCTACCTCGAAAAGGCATACAACTTCGCAAAGAGACAAAGAGCACTTGGTCTGGGAGTACTCGGTTGGCACTCATTGTTACAATCAAAAAGTCTTCCTTTTGATAGTCGTGACACCGCAAGATTGAATGTTGAGGTGTTCAAACTAATCAAGGACAAATCATACAAAGCATCTGCGGAATTGGCTGAAATGTTTGGAGAACCCGAACACTTGGTTGGTTACGGAAGAAGAAATGTTACTTTGAATGCTATCGCACCAACCACTTCATCGGCGTTCATTCTCGGACAAGTTTCTCAGTCTATTGAACCAATTTGGTCTAACTGTTATGTTAAAGACGTTGCTAAACTCAAGGTAACAATCAAAAACCCCGTGTTGAAAACATTGTTAGCGAGTCTTGGTAAAGACAACAAGACTACTTGGGAAAGTATTAAGAAACATGACGGTTCAGTACAACACTTGGATTTCTTGACCGAGGAACAAAAACAAGTATTCCGAACTTTTGCTGAAATCAATCAAGCTTCAATCATCAACCAAGCGGCGGTGAGACAAGACTACATTGACCAAGCTCAATCTTTGAATCTAATGATTTCCCCTGACATGCCAACCAAGGATGTCAATAAGTTGTTGGTTGACGCTTGGGAGTTGGGTGTTAAGACACTTTACTACCAACACTCAATGAACTCGGCTCAGGCTTTCGCAAGAAAGAAATTGAACCTAAATGACCTTCATTGTGTGGCTTGTGAGGCGTAATTAAGGAATTTAACCTTTATGAAAGAAAAACCCAGCACTATGTGTTGGGTTTTTTTATTCCTTATAAAAACTTAACGGATATATTTATGTGATATGGCAGATGGAATTACATATGGTTTAGCATTTCCGTTCCAAGACTCCACCCAAGGGGACTTCTTGTTATTAACAGAAACTCAATACGCTCAAATCAAAAGTGACTTGGTACACCTTCTATTAACAAGGAGGGGGTCGAGATATTTTTTACCTGATTTTGGAACAAGACTTTATGAATTCTTGTTTGAACCTTTTGATGGATTAACATTCAACGCCATTGAGGCCGATATTAGAGATTCTGTTTCAAAATATATTCCAAACTTACTAATCAATAATATAACAATAGAACCCGCCGACCCTTCCACAGAAGTAGACAATGCTCAAAGTAGAGGAGGTCAGTTGGCTCAAGATGCCAATACTCCGTTCAGAGTACCAGGTAAGGGGACTTCAGAATACACAGCAAAAATCAGAATTGACTTTTCGGTAGACAACTTGGCATTTGCCCAAAGTGATTTTGTTATCCTCAATATTTAACATTATATGGCAAACAACAAAATATCCTATACGGTAAGAGACTACGAAAGTATCAGGATTGAACTCCAAAACTACGTTAGAACCTACTACCCCGAACTTATTCAGGACTTTAATGATGCCTCAGTATTTTCGGTGTTCTTGGATTTGAATGCCGCCGTTGCCGACAACCTACACTACCATATTGATAGAAGTATCCAAGAGACGGTGCTTCAGTATGCCCAACAGAGGTCTTCTATCTACAACATCGCCAGAACTTACGGACTAAAGATACCAGGTCAAAGACCTTCAGTATCTTTGGTGGACTTTTCAATCACCGTACCGGCTTTTGGAGACAAAGAAGACGAGAGATACCTCGGTACCCTTACTCGTGGTTCTCAGGTCTTCGGTGCGGGAATTGTATTTGAGACTCAATACGATGTTGATTTTGCTTCCCCCTATAACTCACAGGGATTCCCCAACAGACTTAAGGTTCCCAACTTTGATGGAAACGGAAACCTAATCAATTACACGATTACCAAAAGAGAACAGGTAGTTAATGGTTTGACTAAAGTGTTCAAAAGAGTTATCAATGCCAGTGATGTAAGACCATTCTTTGAACTATTCCTCCCTGACAAGAATGTCTTAGGGGTAACAAGTGTTCTTCTAAAGAACGGAACCAATTATACAAACGTCCCTACCGCAGCGGAGTTCTTGGGTGTTGATAACAGATGGTATGAGGTAGACGCTTTGGCTGAAGACAGAATCTTTGTCGAAGACCCAACTAAAGTCTCTGACCAACCAGGTATCAAGGTGGGTAGATACATACAAACCAATAACAGATTCATAACCGAGTTTACTCCTGAGGGATTCATGAAGATGACCTTCGGTGGTGGTAGTACCTCGGCTCAAGACCAACTCAATGCCTTTACCAACCTCGGAGTTCCTGTG